CTGAAAGCCTTGTTGAGGTGTTCGGCCAGTACGATCAGACTGCTGGCGCTGATGGCTGCGGCTATCAGGCAGAGTCTGAGCGTGCGGATGATGGCATTGCTTGTGGTAACTGCGTGTTCTTCATGGACGGCATGTGCGAGGTTGTGAGCGGCGAGATCGCTGCGGCTGGGTTGTGCAAGCTGTGGGTGATCCCTGCAGGTTTGCTTGAGGGTGAACCTGAACCAGAGGTTGAGCCTGAACCTGTTGTTGAGGTTGAGCCTGTACCTGTTGTTGAGATTGATGGTTACAAACGTGGCGTTAATGGCATCGATGTGCCGCAGCGTGAGGTGCGTAAGCTTGAAAAGCTTGAGGTGCGTGCAACGCCTGATGGTGGTGCGATCCTCGAGGGTTACGCCACCGTTTACGATTACGCTTACTCGATTGGTGATGTTGACCGTGGCGGGTTCATGGAAACAATCGTGAAGGGTTCCGCAGCGAAAAGCGCTGCAGAGGCCGATGTACGTTTGTTGATTAACCATGAGGGCATACCGCTGGCACGCACACGCTCCGGCACGATGACCTTGGAGTCTGATGACATCGGCCTGCGTGTTACCGCACAGCTTGACCCGCAGAACCCGCTGTCTGCATCGTTGCGTTCTGCGATGGAACGTGGAGACATGGACCAAATGAGTTTTGCGTTTCGTGTTCTGCGTGACGAGTGGAACAGTGATTATTCGGAGCGGAAGATTTACGAGCTCAAGCTGTTTGATGTGTCGATGGTGACGTACCCTGCGAACCCTGCCACGGTGGCCAAGGTCCGCAGCGATGACACACAAGATTCTGAGCAGGCCGCAGGCCGCTCGGTAGAGATGGCTAAACGCCAACTCGAAGCAATACCAGCCCGCCGATAACAAGCCGGAACACATGCCGCCACCTGGCACATGCGTTCCACTTGAAGTCACTAGCTGTTACCCAATCCCTTTACCAGAAAGGTTCCACAGATGTTGGACCAGATTCGTACCCTGATCGCAGCAGCGCTCGATGAGCGTGATGCGTCACAAGCTGCAGTTGAGGCAATCCTCGCTGTCGCAGAAACCGAAGGCCGTTCAGATATGACGGCTGAAGAAACAGAGAAGTTCGACGTTGCTCGTGCTGAGCTTCGTGAGATTGATGACAAGATCACCGCATTGCAGGCTCGTGAGTCTGACCTTGTGGATCTTGCTACCCGTTCCGATAAGGCCGCTGAGGTCAGAAAAGAAGTACTCCCAATGAATATCCGTGTTGTTTCAGAAGAGAAGACCTACCGTGCAGACGGTGAGCATGACTTTTTGAGCGATGCTATTGCTGCGAAGTTCGGCAATGACAACGCTGCATCTGACCGTCTTGCTCGTGCCCGTGATGAAGCACTCTCCGAGTACCGTTCCACGACCGGCAACTTCGGTGGCCTTGTTGTACCGCAGTACCTGACCGAGCAGTTCGCTGCAACTCTTGCATCCGGCCGGCCATTCCTCGAGGCTGTTACCAAGGTTGCACTGCCAGCGCAGGGCATGAACATGGTGATCCCTCGTGGAGCTACCTCTACAGGTGTTGCCGCACAGGAAACACAGGGTGTGGCAGTCACCAACCAGACGTTCACCGAGTCCGACCTCACTGTTCCGGTTCGTACGTTCGCTGGGCAGCAGGTTGTGTCCCGTCAGTCCATTGACCGTGGTACCGGCATCGGCCAGATCCTCCTGGCTGATCTGTATCAGCAGTACGCAACAAAGGTCAACGTCTCCGCTATCAGTGGTGACGGAACCGCTGGAGGCCACTTCGGAATTTTGTCAACGACGAGTGTGCAGACCGCAAGCTGGGCCGCCACAACCGGCTCGTCTCTCGTGGCCAGCATCCACAACGCACTTGGCAAGATCAACACCTCACGCTTCGCAGCAGGTGACTTGATCGTCATGCATCCTCGTCGTTGGGCGTGGCTGTGTGCGCAGTCCGATTCTTCACTGCGTCCACTTGTTGCCATCGAGGGTTACAACAGCTTTAACGCTGTTGGCGCTGGTGCAGCTGCAGGATACGGGTACGTTGGCTCAATCGCTGGCGTGAAAGTCATCACCGACGCTGGCATTCCAACCAACCTCGGCGCATCCACCGATGAAGACCGCATCATTGTGACCCGCTCACAAGATGTGCTGTTCATGGAAGATGGATCAGCACCAATCGGGCTTACTCTCAACGAGGTTGCCGCAGCCAGCTTGAACGTCACCATGGTGACGTACGGTTACTCGGCATTCACCGCAGGACGCTACCCATCAGCTACCTGCAACCTTCAGGGAACAGGCTTCAAGCAGGTTCTTTCCTGAGTTAACTAGGATGGGTGGTGCAAGCAGTGGGCTTGCTTGCACCACACCACCTAACCCCGATCAACCAAAGGACAAACATGCAAGAGACTTTTGATCACCCTGGACGAGTCCTGTTGGCGTTCCCGTCAACAGGTCACGACATCTCAACACGGTTCATGCGTTCATTCTGGGAGCTTGACGTTTGGGATCGTGAACGTGCGGTGCAAGTGTGGGAAGCGCTCAATGCACCTGAGTCACCGAACCCGATTGAGTTGCGCCTACTTCACAATTACGTTGCGCTCGAAGCCACAGCGAACCTTGCGAAAGCTCGCAACCGTTTGTGCGACGAGTTCTTAAAGACGTACACGGATGCCGAGTGGTTGTGGTTTGTTGATACTGACATGGTGTTTGAACCGCAGCTGATGCATCAGATGGTTGCACGAGCGGTCGAACATGACATCAAGATTCTTGGTGCGTTGTGTGTGATCCTCACCGCCGATGGCGTGATACCCACCTTGTTTGTCGAAAATTCCCTGACTTGCACGCAAGTGATGCTCGATTGGGCTCCGAACCAGCTGGCAGAGGTTGCGGCAACTGGCACAGGTTGCCTGCTTATTCACCGCTCGGTGTTGCAACAGATGTTTGATGCGAGTGGTGGTAGTACTAACTGCTGGTTTGGTTTCGATATTCGCTTTGGTGATGACGGCTCGGAGTGGGCGCTAGGCGAAGATGTAAGTTTTTGTTTGCGTGCGGGCGAGCAAGGCCACAAGGTTTATGTTGATACGACTGCGCATGTGGGGCATCACAAAGGCGGCAGGGTTTACTGGCCGTCTGACACCAAGACAATGGGTGTGACCCCACCTGAAGAACCACGCACAACGGACGACAATGCTAGGACCTGATGCCAGCAGGTACATCCTCGCTGGTCGTGGAGTACCAGTGGCACGACCGTTCAACCTGAGATGGTTGCTCCCGACCATCTGCAAGGATGATTTGCGCAGGTGGCGTGCAGTGTGGGTTACGTCATGGGTTGTTGCAGCGGTTGGCATGTTGTGGTGGTGCTCGGATCTTGGTTGGGAACGTGCAGCGGCTGCAGCAGTGTTGTTGCTGGCACTGCCTGGTGTGTGGGGTCCGCAAGTAGTACGGCCTGTTGGCGTTGATTTACCGGCGATGGCTGTGGCGATCATGGCTGTTGCTTGTTTCGAGCACGGCCTATGGCCACTGGCAATCATTCTGATTTTGGTTGCCGCTTCTATCAAGGAAACTGCACCGGTGTTTGCTGCGGTGTGGGCATGGCATCCGATCATGCTTATCGGTTTGATTGTGCCGGCTGTTGTATGGTTTGTTCGCAAACCACAGATCGATCAGGTGACTGCACAGCCTTTGTTGCGCAGGGTGTATGAGCATCCTGTGATCACTGCTATGGAGTCTCATCGTGGGCGGTGGCGTGACGCTTGGTTGATGGTCGCACCGTGGGGTGCAACCCTTGCAGCTTTGTACCACCCGTCGTGGCAGACGCTTCTGATACTCGTTCTAGCCTACGCACAGCTGTTGGTTGCTACTGACACGGTTCGCCTGTTGCACACGGCTGCAGGGCCTGTGATGGCCTTAGCTGCAGCGCAAGTGTTACCTGTGCAGTTGTTGCCGCTAATACTTGTCGCACACTTCTTCTGGTGGAGAAAGCCCGAGGTCATCTGATGCATCACGCAGTTCTCGAATGGGTGCAACGATGGGTGCCAGCAGGGCCAGCCAAAATTTTGGACTGCGGCGGCAGAGACATCAACGGACAACCGCACTACCTGTTCGAGCATTCAACGTTCGAGATCGTTGACCTTGTCGACGCACCTGGTGTCACATGGGTAGGCGACATCCTCGACTACGGCAACGAACAAAAGTTTGATGTTGGCTTACACCTTGAGGTTGCAGAGCACACGCCTGATTGGCCGCTACACATCGCACACATGAAGAACCTGCTCGACCATCGCAAGGGCCTGCTGATCTTCACCGCAGCCTGCTACGAACGTGCACCACACTCAGCGTCTGATGGTGGGCCGTTACAACCTGACGAGTACTACAGCAACGTAGACCCCGACAACCTTTCTGTGATCCTCACACGCAACTTCGCAAAGCATGTGATTGATGTGCAAGGTAATGATGTGAGGGCTGCAGCATGGAGATGAACGCATGACAATAACAAACGGTTATCTCACACAAGCTGAAGCACTCGCCTATGTTGGCCAGAACCTTGTGCAAGACACAAGCCTTTTGGATGATGTGGTTACGTCGAGCTCGAGGATGATCGACCGTTACTGCGGGCGAGAGTTCTACCAAGTGACCGAGGCACGCACATTTGCTACAACCGATGACATCTACACGCTCGGTTTCGGTTCGTTCAACGACCTTGTGAGCGTCACGACACTGAAGACCGACCCGACCGGCGCAGGCGTTTACAGCACCACGATTGGTGCGACAAGCTTTCAGCTGTTGCCGTACAACGCACCGCAAGCAGATGAGCCATACACAGACCTCCAGTTGCTCGGCGGTGTGCAGTGGCCAGTACCAACATTCAACATGCGGCAAAACACGGTTGAGATAACTGGCGTTTGGGGTTGGCCAGAGGTGCCGCTCGATGTGAAACAGGCGTGCAGGATTATCGTGGCCGAGATCGCAAAGCTTGAATCGGCACCGTTGGGTGTTGCAGGGTTTGGCGAGTTTGGTGTTGTCAGGGTTTCGCAGACAATGCCACCAAGGGCCCGCCAACTCCTACAACCGTACAAGCACGGAAGTAACTTCGGTATCGCATGAGCTCGATCACGAACGGCGAGATCAGAGAAGCACTAGCGCAAGCACTCAACGCAGTGCCAGGGCTCAACATCTACCGGTTCCCGCCAGAAGATGTAAACCCGCCATGCGCTTTCATCGCAGGATTCACAATTAACCCGCTCACCTTCGATGGGAACCGTGAAACAAAAGCCGATGTGACAGTGCTTGTCTCGCACAAACACGTTGACCAGCTAGTAACCCTTGACGCAATGCTTGACTCCGATGGGCCGTGGTCGGTTGTTGACGCTATCGAATCCGCTACACCTGCTGGCATGAACTTCTTTGTTGAGAACATCGGAGGGTATAGGGAGCTAACTGTGGGTGATGTCGGCTACTACGCTGCAGATGTGAGTGTGACGGTGCGAACATGAGTGCAGTTGATTCGTTCGGTTTTAAGATGATCAAATACGGTGACAACCTCACCGACGTAAACCGCAAGGCAACTGTTGCCGCTGCGCTTGTTTACAAGTCTGGTGTGCTGTCATCTGCTGCAGGGTTCACTGGTGGTGACCGCAGGTTTTCCAAATGGAAAGGCAAGCAGGGTCCAGCTTTGGGCGCAGGGTTCGAGGTTGGCGGCAGCAAAGTACATGCAACAGCTTTTCTTAAAGCACGACCAATGGGCATCTGGTGGGTACTCGAGTACGGGTCACCCGCTCACATCATCAAGCCGAGGAAACGTAAGGGTTTGAAAGCTTTGAAGTTTTCTGACGGCGGGTTTGCTAGTGGATCTGTCGTTCACCCTGGCAGGGCTGGTACGAATGCGTGGGCTATCGGTATCCGTTCAAGCCAAGCAGGTGCAATGCAGGCGTACAAGCGCACACAGAAACTGGCACTGCTCGAGGCGGCACGCAGGTAATGCGCATACTTGTTGTGCACCCTGGTCCTAACTTCTCGGTGCAAGATGTGCATGATGGTTGGGTTGAGGGTTTCGAGAAGTTAGGCCACGAGGTCCAGCAGTACAACCTTGGTGATCGTTTGACATGGGCCAGCGTTGCGCACCTTGGCATGGATGACGGCACCTACATCAAAGCGTTCCCGAAAACAGAGAACGTGTACAGCTTTGCGATTAGTGGTCTGCCGCAAGCTGCGTTGTACTGGTGGCCGCAACTCATTGTGTTCGTCAGCGGCTTTACGGTTGACCCGCAGTTTCTTGAGGTTTGTCGTGGGCGTGGTATCAAAACTGCTTGCGTGATGACAGAGAGCCCGTATGAGGAATCACGGCAACTGCTGATCGCACCGCACTTTGATGCTGTTGCGTTGAACGACCCGACCAACATGGGCCAGTATGCGACGCTTACAACAGCGGTTTACACACCGCACGCATACCGGCCTGAGATCCATCACGAGGGCGAAGCACACGAGGACTACCACAGCGATTGTGTGTTTGTTGGTACGGGCTACCCGTCGAGGGTTGCTTTCCTCGAGCGGTGCAACTTCGATGGGATTGATCTTGCGTTGGCGGGTAACTGGCAGAACGTGCCAACAGTCCTGGCTGATCGTGTTGTGCATGACATCGAAGACTGCATCGATAACGCACAGACCGCTGAGCTTTACCGTGGCGCTAAAACGTCGTTCAACATTTACCGTACTGAAACCAATGGTGATGTGGTTGATGGTTGTGATGGTTGGTCTGTTGGGCCTCGTGAGATCGAGCTCGCAGCGTCTGGTACTTGGTTCGCACGGCAATCTCGTGGTGAATCTGACGAGCTCTTTCCGATGCTCCCTACTTTTAACAGTCCTGAAGAACTTGGCGAGCTAATACGCTGGGCTCTTGAGAATCCCGTTGAGCGGCAAATTGCCGCTGAGCAGGCAAAACGTGTGGTCGCAGATCGTACGTTTCCAAACAATGCCTACATGTTGCTTGCAGCGTGCGGCCTAGTGAAAGAAGAAAGCTAATGGCTAATCCCATAAGCGGTCGCAAAGGCCGTGTATACATTGATCCATCGTCAGCTGGTACTGCTGCAGCGTCACCGATTGCGAACCTCAACACATGGGGCTTGGATTCGACCACTGACAAGACCGAGGTGACCTCGTTTGGTGATGGTTCCAAGACTTACGTTGTTGGTCTGCCTGATGGCAGCATCAGCTTCGGTGGGTTTTGGGACACTGCTGCAGGTTCGCAGTTCGGTATTACTAACTCGGTTGCTGCAGGTCGTAAGTTCTACCTGTACCCATCGACCGACAATGCGCAGTACTTCTTTGGTCTTGCGCACTTCGACCTCAGTTTGACCCAGACCGTTAGCGGTGCAGTAGAAGTATCGGGAACGGGCAGTGCCGCCAGTACCATTAGCAGCGTTGGTACCTGATCATGGCTGACGAGTGGGCCGTCAACCTTCCAGACAACAAGCAAGTCCGACTCTCGGACTTCACGCTTGATGAGCTGGTGCAACTTGAATCGGATTGTGATGAGGAGTGGTGGGCGCTCCTATCGCACCCTTTCAAGAGTGCGAAGAATGCGAAGTACATTTACGCAGCGGCATGCGCACAACAAGGCGTTGAGCCTGCAGTGTTAACGGTGCGGATGTTGACCGATGTGTTTGTCCAGGTGCCTGATGATATGCCTGAGATTTATGAAGGGCCTATCCCAAAAGGGGAGGACGATCCACAGACAGCTGGGTCGTCTGGTGTGCCCTCCGATTCCAGTGGACCCCAGAACAAACCCGAAGCCTAAGCATTCGGGATCTCAGACTTCTTAGCGAGGCGGTGAGCAGTGGCTCTACTTGAACGGTTACAGATCCTCATCGACGCTGATGCCAGTGGTGCTGTGCGTGAGTTTAAAAAGATTGGCAACACTGCTGATCGTGAGCTCGGCAAAGCCACTAAGTCAATGGACCGCATGAGCGCAAAGCTGACTAGCTTTGGTGCTGGTGCGGTTGTTGGCGCTGCGGCACTCGGTGCCGGCCTTGCCATGTTCGCTAAAGAGGCTGCGGCGGCTGAGACACAGCAGTTGAAGCTGACTAACTCGATCAAGAACAGTACTGCTGCGTTCCCTGGTAACGGTAAAGCTTTGCGTGATCAGGCATCGGCTTTGATGAAGGTCACTGTTGCTGATGATGATGCGATTGTTTCGGCGCAGGCTTTGCTTGTGCAGTTCGGGCGCACATCCTCGGAGACAGAAAAACTGACACCTTTGGTTGTTGACTTGTCACGCAAGATGGGCGTGGATCTTGACGCAGCTGCAAAGGCAGTGGGGAAGAGTTCCGAGGGTTCATCGGGTGCGTTGAAGAAGATGGGTATCGAGGTCGAATCGCTTGGTCTTGGTTCAACCGCTACTGAAGACACGATTGCTGCGCTTGCCGCTTCCGTAGGGGGATTTGCAGAATCTGAAGGGCAAACATTCGCAGGCCAACTCGACATCATGAAAAACAAGTTTGGTGAGCTCAAAGAGTCTGTCGGCAAAGGCGTACTCGATGTTGTAAACCCGATCCTTGGTATCGGTGCTGCAGCTGGTGACATCAACCCTGCTGTTGGTGAAACAGCTGGCAAGCTTGCAACTATGGGCGCTATCGGTGCGGGCCTTGTTGGTACTTTGTCTGTTGGCACTGGTGCTGTGATGAAGATGCGTGACCAGTTCACACAGGTATCGATGGTTGGTGGCACTGCGACACGTTCGCTCACAAATGTTGGCAAGGCCGCTGCAGGTATCGGTGCTATTGGTGCAGCCGTTGTTGTGTATCAGTTGGCTAAGGCTTTGGATGAGGCAAGCGTCAACGCTGCAAAGGTTGAGGCAGGGCTTGCTGCGATCAGTTTGCAAGCCGCAGAAGGTAGCGGTGTGTCTGCGAAGTCGTTTGCTGATCTTGCTAAAAGCACAGACGGTGCAATCGACAAGCTTTCAGATTTTGGTGATAAGACTCTAGATGTTTTCAACCTGAGCAAAACGTCTGGCACGTTCAAACTTGATGGTGAAGTCATCCAGATCGATAGTGCTACCGCTGCGATCAACAAGCTTAAAGCTGCGGGCGACAACAAAGGTTTGCAAGGTGCTTTGGATCTGCTTAGCGGTGCTGATCTTGGTACTGGTGGCGGCGTTGAAATGGAACAGCAGCGCAAGAAGTTTGTTGAGTTCTTAGGCAATACGGAAAAAGGTTTGAGCGATAGCGGTAAGGCAGCGAAGGCCAACGCTGAGCAGCTTGATGATGTGACTGGTTCGATGGAATCTTTGACGGAAGCCTCAAAGATTTACAACGGCCAGTTGGCGTTCATTGCTGCAACACAGAAACTTGGCGCTGATCGTGCAGCTGCGTACAACAAAGCTATTGAGGACACCTCGACGCTTGATGATCAGGCGACTGCAGCGTTCGGAATGAACACTGCGTACAAAGGGCTGTTTGACACTTTGAACGATCTGCCTAAAGAGTTTGATGTGATCAAGGCTGCGTTGGGTGATTACACGGACGAGCAGAACAAAGCTGTTGAGGCTGTAATCAGTTTTGGTGACACTGCTGGGAGTGTCCTTGAGCAGGCTGTTTCAACTGGTGGTGATCCACGCATGCTTGGCGGTATCTTCCGTAATCGCCTTGAAGAGGTATTGAAGAATGCTGGTATCCCACCTGAGCAGATCGCTGAGTACATCGGTCTTGCCGGTTTGGGCGAGTTCCAGATCGAAGCGGCTGTCAGGTTGAGTTTGTCTGAAGAGGAGAAGCAGAAGTTTTTGAATCTGCTTGCGTTGTTCGAGGCAACGTCGCAAGATTTCGCTCCTGAGATTCTCCCGAAGATCAACGAGCTCTTTCTTGCTGGCGAGTTCCAGAAGTTGAATGCGTTGATCGCAGCATCACAACCGGGTGTTACTCAGACAGAGTTGTTCTTGTATCTGACTGCGTACCCTGATCTTGCTGGGCCTTTAGCTGGGACGATTGCTGCGTTGCAAGCACAAGCCGATGCGGATGCGGTTGCTTTGCGGGCAACGATGTTCCCTCCTGGTTCAATGATCGCTGATCTGATGGCGAACTTGCAGGCTCAGGCGAACGCTGCACCACCTGTGGTGATTCCGTTCCAACTTCCGGGCGCACCGGGTAGTGGTCTTCCGACGTTGCCGAACCGTGGCAATCTGCCAGCCGGTATCAACCCGAGTGATCTGCCTGTTCAGCAGGACGAGATCAACACAGGTTTGGATTTGAACTTTAACGGGATTATCGGGCGTGCGTTGGGTGGGCCTGTTGGCGGTGGTCGTACTTACATGGTGAATGAGCGTGGCCGTGAGTTGTTTACGCCTAACTCGAACGGGTTTATTATGAACGCTGGCGATGCGCAGGCGTTGTTGCAGGGTGTGTCGCAGCTGGTTAGCAACGGTGGGGGTGGCGGCGGTATGACGAACATCACGATCAACGAAACCAGTTCACCACGCCAGACAGCACTAGAAGTCATCAGGGCCAACAAGGCTTCACTGTTCCTGGCTGGTGCACTGTGACCGCATCCTCAATCACGTTCGATGCCGTGGCACTGGGCAACAGTGCGATCAAGATAAGAAACATTTGGACGTTCTGGCAACCAGCACAACTCGAAGCGTCAAACATCAAACTCGCTGGTGTCACTGGTATGACTGCACGCAAACCACTAGTGCAACCAACGACACACAGCCTCGAGCTCATCATCTCCGGCGAAGTGTCCACAACTGGCACGCCAGACACCGACTACCCTGCACGACTGAAAACGAACCTTGCGTACATCGCAACGTACTTCACGAACATACCGGCCACTGCTGACGGTACTCGCACAGCGATACTCACACTGCCATCAGGGGCAACGCTCACAGGCCCAGTACATATCCTTGGGCTGACTATCGGTGAGGTTGTACCGACGGCAAAGTGGGCGCTTGCAGTGCTCGAGGTTTCAGTACCAGCAGGTGTTCTCGCATGATCCAAAAAGAAGGTTAACCACATGGCAAACGTCGTTTACCCAACAGGCATGAAAGCCTTCGCAGACGCAGACATCGACTACCTGGTCGATGACATCAAGATCGTCGCAATGAGCAGCACCTACGTTTACTCCGCTGCGCATGATTTCCGTGACGATCTGTCAGGAGTTGTCGCAACATCCGCAAACCTCTCATCAAAAACATCAACAGGTGGTGTACTCGACGCAGCAGATCCAGTGTTTACATCCGTAACGGGTTCAACCATTGTGAGCTTTGCCATGTTCAAAGACACAGGCACCAATTCCACATCACGCCTGATCTGTTTTTGGAACGCCACTGCAGCTGGCGCAGCGTTCGCTGTGATCCCTGACGGCACCAACATCACGCTCACACTTTCAGCCACGGGCCTTATCGCTATCTGATGGCGCAAACCCTTGCGTTTCCTTTCCTCACACCGAGAGCGCTTGGCGCTCCTGCACCGCTTGCGTTCACAGCAGTGCAAGGAAACAAGACCGCTGCAATCCCTTTCATAAACCGTGCACCATCAGTGCGAGGATTCTTCGCTGACACCACACCACCAGCACCAGTAGCGAACGCTGCACCAGTGCCAGCTATCAGCGTCCAACTGTTCGACACAAACAACGCTTCTGCTATTTCAACACCAACTACCATCCTTGGTTCTCGCAGATGGCAAGACAGCCTGGACTCTCTGAGCCAAGGCAAGATCAGTATGCCTTATGCGACTGCAGCGGACATCAGCGCAACATCAGGTATGACACTAGGCCGCCACCTACGGTTCACGCTTGGCACAACGCTGGCGTGGACTGGTCGTATCGTTTCCACACAGGTTGTTGAAACAGACATCAAAGATTCTGACAAGGTGTTTGAGGTTACTTGTTTGGATGTGCGATCAATCCTTGATCGTGCGACCGTGTACCCACAGAACGGTTTAGGCAAGGTGCCTGCATCAGATTTGCGGACGTTCGCATGGCACTCCGCTGAAGGTTCCACAACTGGTTGGTCTCCTGCAACGTTCCGCTCCTACGCAATCTCGATTGCGTGGCGCACACCTAACACACAGCCTGAATGGTTTGAACCTTGGCTGCCACCTGACGGTTGGCCTATCGGGTCAACGAAACCTATACAAGGGTTTGTTGGCAGGATCGCAGCATCAGACGTCCGTACCACCCTGTTCAAACGCACGTTCACTGTTGCATCAGATGGCCTGTATGACCTTTGGTTGGCGATGTATTCGGGTGGTGCTGTGTACGTTGACGGTATCCAGTTGTATTACAGCAAAGACAACACGGATTCTTGGCGTTCACCGTGGCGGGCAATGATTGAACTAACAGCTGGCGATCATGTGTTTGCTGTTGAACTTGACCACGTTGCAGGCCCAGACAACTCGGCGTTACCTGGCACCCTTGCAACTGTGAACCGTGAACATTGTTTTGCGTTGAATCTGCACAAGATTGAATCACCTGAAACAGTGCTCACAGCTTCAACGCTGGTGATGGCTTCTGATGACAGCTGGTATGCGCTTGACAATCCTGCTGTGGTCCCTAACCCGACAGCGGGCACAGTGCTGATCACGCTGATCAATGAGGCTATTGCACGTGGTTCTTTGCCAGCAGGGTTCGCTGTTGGGTTTAGTGCCACAGTTGATTCTGATGGGCTGGGTTGGCCTGCTTTGGATATGTTCACTGTGCGTGTTGGTGACACGATTTGGGATGTTTGCCAGCAGTTGCAGAACCTTGGTTATGAGTTCGGGATGCGTGCCGCTGGGCTAACACTTGATGTGTTTGCTTTTGGGCGTGGCGGTACTTCTGCTGCGGGCATTGAGGCGGGTGTGAACTTGCAGGCGGTGACTCGTGATGAGCGGCCACCGCAACCAAACACACTTGTATGCACCTATTCGGGTGGGCAGTTTGTTTCCACTGATGCGGCACAGGTTGCTTTGTTTGGGATTATTGAAGCAGCGTTCCAGATAGCTGATGTGCGTGACCTTGCATCGGCACAAGCAGTTGCCACAGCACAGCTCGAGCTGTTTGCCGCACGCACAGAGTCGTTGTCTGTGTCTGCTATCTACGCTGGCGATGCACCGTATCTGAACTACCGGATTGGTGACACCATCGTGTTGTATAAGGGTGGCGCTAACGCTGAGAATGTCAGGTTCAAAACGTTGGATGTGTCAGAGGATTCAAACGGTTTTGTTGGCCTCTCATTTGAACTTGCATCAGCATCCGAGCAGGACGCTGACAGGATCGCTCAGATGTTGAAGCGTGGGGTGCCAGGGGCGTTGGCTGGTTTGTCGAAGGTTGCGACACCTTCACGCTGGTTGGCTGATGGTGGCACGAGTGGCCTTGTGCAGCTGTACAGGGTTGACGGTTTCTCACAGGGCGAACTAGTTGAGTACAGCGAGGATCCGTTGAAAGGGCAGTCTACTGCCGAGGTTTTCCAACGGCCTGTCAGGTTGACGTACATCAAACTGTCGCAGCTAGGCACACTTACCTCAGCATTAGAGGTCATTATGCTGAAGAACGGTGCGCAGATAGATGTCAGCATGTACATAGCTGCAGGCGAGTTCACTTCAACCTGGTTGGCTATGGATCACACCTTCCAGACTAACGATCAGTTGGCGTTCAGGCTGGTTGATAAGGGTGTTGGTGGCGGGCAGCTGCAGGTTCAGGTGTGGGCGGCGTTTGCTTCTGGTGAGGATGTGCAACCTGTTGGCCGTCTGATATGGGAATGATCTGAGATGACGTATGTACTGAAAGCAAGTGTTCCTGTTCAATCAAACCCGGCACCTGTTTTGTATAGCAATGGTTCAATCTGGGTGGGCAACGGCGGTTCAGCTTCAATCAGCAGAATTGACCCTGCAACAAACACTGTGACAGCAACCATCACAGCTGTTGGCATTTTTGTTGGTTTAAGTGCACTAGCTGAAGATGATCTAGGGAACGTCTGGGTTGCATCTGGAGATTTTAGAGACGGCAGCGTTTCACGAATTGACCCTGCAACAAACACAGTCACAGCATCTCTTTACACAACAAACGGGCTTCAGCCCTTTGGTATTGGTATGGGCGATGGTGAAATGTGGGTGAGTTTCAATCAGAGCACTGGCAGATACAGAAGGTTCAACACGACCACACTTGCAGAAACATATTCAAGTGGCACCGGGCTTAGTTATGGTTACAACTTTGTGGATGACGGCACCAACGTCTGGTTGTATGGCGCAGCACTCACAGCCATTCACAAGATTGACCCAGCAACAAACACTGTCACGACACTAACAACAGGTATCACTAACGGGTCTGGGTTTTTGCATTATGCGTTTGGTTACGTTTGGAGCGTCACCAGCTCTGGCCTTCAACGCATTGACCCCACAACAAACGCTCTGAGCACAATCACCTTGTCAATATCAACTGTTGATGGAGTCACTGATGACGGAACAAACATTATTGCTGCCGATATTGCAGGCGAAATCTATGTTGTTGACCCCATCTCGTTCACTGTAAAGCAAACAATTACAACTGTGAACAGGTGGTGGGGCATCACGTTTGGTGGCGGGTCTATTTGGGCAAACGCTTATGGGCCTTCTGGTTCGTGTAAGAGGTTCAGTCCGCTTCCTGTGGGTTGGGTGCGTGGGCATGCTTGGGGGTGAAAGATGAGAGATACAGGGATTGCTGACAGACTCCGCAACGCTGGTCTTGTGGTTGAGGAACAACCAGGGTGGCAAACACGAGGCTCAGCCTTGTTTGCGCCAAGGGCTGTGATGTGGCACCACACCGCATCAGCAATGGGGCGCAACCTTCCAAGCCTGAATATTGTGACCAACGGGCGTGCAGACCTTGCAGGCCCGTTGTGCCATGTGCTTACTGGTCGGGATAACTGCAACGTAGTCATCAGCGCAGGCCGTGCCAACCACGCCGGAGCTGGCAGTTGGAACGGCAGCAGTGTCGGCAACAGCGCCTACTGGGGCGTGGAAGTTGAGAATGTTGGCACGGTGGCTGAACCGTGGCGACCAGACCAACTGCAAAACGTTGCAGAAGTAACTGCAGCGCTGATCAGCTACAACGCTGCGCTGGTTGCTGATTGCTGTATGCACAAGGAGTGGGCACCTTCACGCAAGATTGATATGCACAGCGTGTCTGGTAATGAGATGCGTGCTCGTGTGATGCAACTCTGCATTGGCACACCAGCACCACCACCAGAACCAGCACCACCCACACCAGCTGTTGTTGACCTTGCAGCAATCGCAGCAGGCATAGCGGCAGCATCCAAACAGATCGTGAAACAGGGCATCAAAGGTGATGCAGCAAAATGGGCGCAAGCCCTACTGAACAACAAGCTTGACGGGCCAGACCTAAAGGTGGACGGCAACTTTGGGCCAGCATCAGTGGCAGCAGCTAAACGCTTCCAAACAAACGTCAAACGGTTCTTCAAACTCTCATCCAAGCAGATGCCAGTAGACGGAATCATTGGGCCTGCAACATGGTATTGGCTAACAAGATGAAAGGGCCACACATGAGCCTAAAAGATGAGCAAACACGAGCATGGATTTACCGTGTGCTCACCGCAGCAGTCCCACTGGTAACCGCCTACGGGATCATCGACGGACGCACCGCAGCACTCTGGTTGGGTGTCATCGGTGCACTGCTAGGCATCGGTCTAGCATCAATGAACACAAGCACAAAGGGGCCCGACCTATGAGCGCACAAGTACAGCTGGATGATACCGGCGCACAGGTCAACTGGTCCGTCCGTGAGAACACCACATGGACCGATGACTTCACCGCCACCCTCACCGCCACCGGTGCTGCGATAGACATCACAAACATCACGATCACTGCTGAAGTGACTGCCGCACCAACCTCTGACACTGCGCTCAAAACGTTCACGGTGACTAAAACAAACAGTGCTGCAGGGCAGTTCAACATACGTATCAGCGAAACCCTCACCACGCTCACCCCTGGCACCTACTGGTGGGCGATGCAATGGAACGACGGCACCGACGATGTTGCCCTCTGCGCAGGCCTTTTCGTAGTACAGGATTGGACTCTCTGACATGACCACAGTAACGATCCAATCATCTAAACCACCGATCACGCTCACCTCTGGCCGTGGCATCACAATCACCATCGACCGCTCAGTAACAACGTCGAGCGGTGGCGGGTCAGGTACCGTGACCAGTGTGACCGGTACTGCTCCTGTGGTCATCACAGGCACACCAACCACAACACCAAACGTGACCCTCAGTGGCATCAATGCAACGCAGACCACAGCAGGCATCTTCTCACCAGCACGACTGGCATCAGGCACAGCAGATGCCACAACCTTTTTGCGTGGAGATTCAACATGGACAGATGATGTGCCCTTGCAGGTCAGTGTGAAGAACACTTCTGGTGGGGCACTCACCAAGGGCACACCTGTTTACGCCACTGGCACTGTTGGTGCTACTGCTGTGATTGAGATTGCTGCAGCTGATGCATCAGTGTCAGCAAAGATGCCTGCCATAGGTTTGCTACTCCAAGACCTATCCACCAACGCAACAGGGTTGGTGATGGTCATGGGCACCATCACTGGCCTGAACACCAACGGGTACACGATCAACAGCAGCATGTTTGTTGCACCAGGTGGAGGGCTAACCAACACACGCCCAACAGCTGCAACAGACCTTGTACAGAATGTTGCACGAGTCACAAGGGTGAACGCTTCAACGGGTTCAGTGCTCGTGCTCGGACCGGGACGCACAAACGATGTACCCAACCTCATCGCCACAAACTTCTTGGCATCGAGTGGTACAGCGTCGGCCACAACCTTCTTGCGTGGCGACCAAACATGGTCCGCACCAGACACGCCTTACAAGACCATCAGCAAAACCACGTTCACAACACCAACAGCCAGCGTGGACATCAACCCCACTGGATACACCGCAGTGAAGATTGTTGTACTTGGCAAAGGTGACAACGCAGCCACATCAGTTGGTGTTCGTATGAGGGTCAACGGTTCAACTGCTGCAGAATATTTGATCAACAACAGCACAACCCCGCAAACCTCATTCAACAACAACGGCAACCTGCCCGGTTCACTCACAAACACTGACAGGCAAGGCTACTGGGAATGCGACCTTGCTGTTGGTGGGACCAGCAAGTACACAGCAGGTTTGCAACGTGGCGCTTCAATGCTTTCAAACGCCACCGCAGGTATTGCACCAACATCTAACGCACTGTTCTTCACAGGTGTAACCACATCAATCACATCAATCACAGTGTTCCCCAGTGCAGGGAACTTTGATACCGGATCACAAGTCACTGTATTGGGGATTGTCTGATGGAACGCACCGACAACAACGGCACATGGCAATCAGAAGATGGGATCACCTGGCTACTGGTCACACCTTCTGAAGCTTTCCATGCGCAGCAGGCAGCGGACCCAGAACCAGAGATCCAATCAGCACCACAAGTGGTTGCCGCACAAGCCATCTCCGATGAGATCACAGTCAGACTTGACCCTGCTGGGACTATCCCAGAGATCAAAGCTGCGATCACTGATGGTCTTGCCGCTGCAATCGTTTCACTAGGCGGCTGAGTGTGTTCGCACAACTTGAAACTTTGCAAACAATCAGTCTCATGGTTGGCATCCTCGGAATATTCACAGCAGGGGTAGCCTCCTTGATCGTCATTATTGAAAAAATCACAGGCAGTCTCGGCAGATGGTTTGAACGCCATTTCAAATCCAGCTTGGAGCCAACCAACGACAAAATCGAAGTCTTATCAGACAAGGTTGATAAAGCCGACACCTACAACCGATACCACCTCGGGCCGAACGGTGAAACAATGCCGGTACATGAGCGGTTAAAGATCGTTGAACAACAGATGGCTTTAGTAGCGGCACAGGATCAGAAGATCCTGAAGCTCACACAAGCCGCAGCTGTTATTGAACTAAACGAGTAACAACACAGGTCGACGGCGCAGTTTTGTTTGTCCTCTTCTGCATGCCGTCAGATTGAACCCCCACATCTTGTGCGCAAGCCCACTGCGCCGATGTGGGGGTTCTTTCATGTCCGCAATTAAGTTCTAGCAGCCCGTA